ATCGTTCTTACATGTGCTTCCATGAGTCGTGCCAGCACCTTGACAGCAAAGGCTTCCTTGAATGGGTACAAGCAGAAGGAGGGCCAAAGCATCATCATGGGTTAAGAGATGAACTTTTAGCGTCTGTCATGAATGACACCTTAGCTAAATTAGAACCCTCGGACATGTTCACGCATGACGCTGATGACATCGTTGCAGAAGTCGAGCGCAAAGAGCTTGGACGTATTGAAAAGCAGGAATGGTATAGCCGTTTTGCGTATGTCATTCAAGATGAAACCTATTTTGATCTTGAGTCAAGGCGTGAAATTAGCCGATCATCTTTCAATGCTTTATATAAACATGTTGATTGTAAGTCAATCCATAATGGCCGCAAGATAGAAGCTGCCAGTTGCTATGACGAGAATAGACAGGCTATGGGCGCTAAAACACTTGTCGGCATAACCTATGCAGCAGGTGAAAGTGTTATAACCGCTCTTGATGGCGATCTGTATGGCAATCGTTGGCGAGATGCTAGGCCCGATCATCGTGCAGGTAGTGTAACGGCATGGCTGAACCATTGTAAATACCTTGTGCCTAACGTGGGTGAATTAGAGCATATCTTTAACGTGATGGCATACAAAGTGCAACACCCCGAAGTCAAAATCAATCACGCGATCTTGCATGGCGGCGATCAAGGGGCGGGTAAAGATACCATGTACGCGCCATTCATTTGGGCAGTCTGTGGCCCTCACCTTAAAAACCGTGGGTTAGTGGACAGTTCAAGCATTAACAGCGCGTTTGGCTATGCTTTAGAGTCTGAGATACTGATACTTAATGAGTTAAAAGAGGTTGACGCGAAAGAGCGCCGCGCGCTTGCTAATAAGTTAAAACCGATCATTGCTGCGCCGCCGGAAACCTTGACGATTAATCGAAAAGGGTTGCACCCTTATGATATGCTTAACCGCGTATTCGTGTTGGCGTTTTCTAACGATCCAGTGCCGATCCAGCTTGAGAGCCAAGATAGACGATGGTTTTGCGTATGGTCACATGCGCCTCGTATGTGTCCTGATAAGGCGCAAACCATGTGGGCGTGGTTTAAGAGTGGAGGCTATGAGGCCATTGGATCATGGTTGGCCTTGCGTGATGTTAGTAAATTCAATCCTAGTGCCGCGCCTATGATGACGGAGTTTAAATTAAACCTGGTTGAGCAGGGCATGAGCAGCGCGGAGTCGTATCTTGTTGACCTGATGCGCCTGCGCGTTGGCGAGTTTGCAAATGGTGTACTGGCATCGCCATTCCATGCAGTTTGCGAGCGCTTGTCTAGCATGAGTGGTACAAAGATTCCGCAACCTGCTTTTCTACACGCTTTAAAAGAAGCTGGCTGGCTGGATAAGGGCCGGATCAATACTAGAGAATACACTACGAGCAAACATATATTTTGTGCGCCTGAGATGATCGAGTTTAGCAAGTCAGAATTAAGACGTATGGTTGAGCCTGAACCTATAACTAAATTATCCATTGTCAAATGACCTTGACGGGTTGACCGGACATGACGGGTTGATCCGGTATGACGGGTTAATCTGACATGACGGGTTAATCCGGTATGACGGGTCCAAATATTAAAATATTATACTTGCCTGGACCTTAACCGCTTGGACCTTAACCGCTTGGACCTTAACCGCTTGGACCATTATGAGTACTATAAAAAAGTTATTTATCGTTATCAGTTGGCTATCGTTATTTGTTGGCATACTTGCAGGTTATTTTAACCCGTTAAAATTATGCTTTTAAGGCCTGATAACTTAAAAGTAATACTGTCACCTAGCTATTATTTAAAAGGCCTTTAAACCGTAATTTTATAAAGTGATAGATAATAAAAAAGGTCCTTTTAAGGACCTTTTTTTGTAATGGTAGATTATTCAGACAATGCAATTACTACTAATTCAATAATAATTAACCCTATTATCGCGGCAATCATAAAGGTTCACCTAAATTTTCAAACTGGACCTTATCATTAAGGCCTAGTTGGCGCCTAAGCCTAGCGCAGCAAGTTATAATAGTTTCATTTAAAAGTTTTAACGGCTCGGACCCTTGCCGGCCATCGGATAATCTAAAAGTCAAAACATCATCGATAACGTAAAATGTTAAATGATTCATTGTACTGGACCTTCTGTAACTCGATCAGTTTGCAGCTCGATTAATTCGTAAATACGCGGGCCGCCTTTGGCGTCATCAACTAGTATAAAATCACCTGATCTTGTCTTGTGGATTTGATAGCTTTTAGCAGGTAGATTGATAAAGGCCAATGCAATCAGGGCCAGAATGATAATTGCGGTTATTACATTTATTAGTCTCATTTTTTATCCTAGTTTAAGTTATTCTGCGCTTGTATCGTACCAATTCATATCCGGCCAATGGCCCTCAAGATAGTCTTCTCTAGTTATATACTTAGTTATCGCGCGCTTGCCGCCTAATATCGAATTGACTTTAAAGCGCGCGCCTTGATCGCCCACTATCCAGACCTCAAAGACTGGGTATCCATCATAACTGGATATGTTTATACGATGGCCTTTATAATTTATTGAAGTATACATTTTAACCTCCGTTATTAGTTGCGCGCGCTGCTTTTTTAGCGCCGGTTCCATGGGGTAAAAAACCGATTGTAAATTTACGATCATTTTTCGCGCATAACATACAGTCCAAGCAAGTGGTTTTTTCATTGGTTTGAGCGGGGCAGATTACGACTTTGTTACCTTGAGCTGTATAAGTTATCTTTTTACTATTTAACGGCATGATAACAGCCACCGGGGCAATTTTAAGATTAAGCAGTATATCGACTTCATTAATATGATTAGCGCTTAAGTTGATAACAAGGCCATTATTATTGGCGTGCTGTATAGCTAGTCTGTTATTGATATTAGTTAAGACGTTATAATGAGAATAAGTGAACGCGCGTAATTTACGGCGCTTTGTTGTGGCTGCTAATCTTGCAAGTTTTGGCGCGTCAATGTTGCCATTATCGCCGGGTAAATCGCCGGCCTGATTATGCCGGTATTCTGCCCGCATAGGTAGCGCGCCTACTTGCAATAGGAAATCATCAAATGATACGCCGCGCGTGCCGGCGCTTATTTTATCCCAATGCAATTTTAAAGGCCCACTATCAGCAAAACATCCCTCTTTTTTGAGTGGGCATTCATCCGGGCAAGTAGACTGCGGCGAGGTGCTAACGGCCATAGGGCCGGTTTTTTTATTGCTAGATTTTAAAGTTAGATGATAATTCATTTTAGTTTACCTTACATTAGATTATTAAAAGGCCGCCTAATGACAGCCTTGAATGTTACATTAAATAGTTCATTAGGTTTTCTATTAGCGCAACAAATAGCACTAATATTCCAGCAGTTATTATTTGATTCATTTAAACTCAGCCTTATTTACTTTTTCGAGTAATTTTAACAATCTTTTATTCTGATTATTGAAATCCGCAATAGTTTTTTTATTAGCTGCTCGGTTTGCTTTTAACAAATCATCAAGTATTTTCATTGTTTTTCTCTTTTCGTTTAAATTAATTACTAATATACTCGTTTTTATACTAATGTAAAGATATAAACATAATTCTTACATTGCACGCAATGCAAGTTAATTGCATGCAATGAAATTATTGATGATTGCATACGGTTTAGCCTAGCATTGGCGCGCCTTAAGGTCTTATGCATGCAATGCATGCTAGTCTTTTAGATATTTGATAATAAAGTGTTAAATATAGTGTAAAGGATATTTCCCCACCGTCAGGTAGTTTAAAACCCTTGCTTTCATTGCATTCATTGCATGCATTTATTTAACCGGCCCGAACATGAATGCAATGAATGCAACTAAAAAGTAATTGCATTCATTGCATGCATTGCTAACATTGCTAACACTGGCCATGCTATAGGCCTAGTAGGCCTTAAGGCCTTGCTACTCGTGGCCTGCAGCTTGTGCATGTTTGTAAGTTATTGATTTATAAGGCTTTGATGGGGGGGGCGTTGAATAAGTCGGATAGGCGCAGACGGGGGTTACCTGCGTGAGCGGTGGCGGGGCTATATATGTAAATCTTTTAGAAATTTGAAAAATTTTTTAAAAAAATTTTAGAAGGTCAAAGATTGTTTTACATACAGATATGTGCTACCATTTCTTCATCTAATTATCCACGACTGGTGTTTTATGATTTCCTTCCCCTATTCTCCGCGCGAACTCCAAGCTACAGAGGCGCGTCTATCCCAAATATATGAATCAGCTAAGCTCGGATTGAAAGGCGACAAGCTCGCCCTTGCATCGGGGATGTTACCTTCCGAGTATCGGCAACTGTGTCAGCTAGACCCGACTGTAGAACTAGCCGCCATGAAGGGCGCTGCTGACGCAGAAGTGGAAGCGTCAACGCAACTAAGAGATGCTGCACGAAATGGCGACTCCAAAGCGGCTCTTGCTATCCTGCAACACTCCCACGGTTGGGCTTCTGCTAAGGAGTCCACTAGGGTGGCGGTAGGATTGACGAACGCTGACGGGTCGGCTATGAATTTAGTCATAGGGTGGGAGGAGTAACTTGAAAGTCACCCTACCCTACAGACCACGAGATGTATTCAAACCCCTACACAATCGAAAGGAACGCTGGGCGGTTGTGGTGGCGCATAGACGCGCAGGGAAGTCTGTGTCCTGTATTAATGAATTGATACGCGCGGCCTGTCAAGATGTGTCCGGTGATGGGCGCTATGGCTACATTTGTCCTTACTACTCCCAAGCCAAGCAGGTGATTTGGGATTACTGTAAGACGTTTACGAAGCCTATACCTAATATAAAGGTGAACGAATCGGAACTGCGGTTGGACTTTCCCAATGGAGCTAGGCTACAACTGTTCGGTGCGGATAACCCTGACCGGTTACGGGGGTTGTACTTTGATGGAATCATAGCGGATGAATATGGCGACTGGAAGTCCTCCGTATGGGCGTATGTTATTCGCCCAGCGTTAGCTGATCGGAAGGGGTGGGCTATCATCATCGGAACTCCGAAAGGTAAGAACGCCTTTTATGAGCGCTACGAGGCGGGTAAGCAAGACCCAAACTGCTTTACCTTGATCTTGAAAGCTTCTGAGTCAGGGCTGCTGGACGCGGAGGAGTTAGCCGAGCTTAAGAACGAACTGAGTGAGGACGCATGGCTACAGGAAATGGAGTGTAATTTCGATGCAGCGATACCGGGTGCGATATACGGTAAGGAGATGTTTGAGCTGGCTGAAGCAGGACGGGTTAAGCCTTGTTATGACCGGACGCTAAAGACCTACGCGGCTCTCGACTTAGGGTGGAGTGACGACACAGCGATATGGTGGTATCAGGTCGTGGGAAGGGAGCTACGGGTGATTGATTGCTACAGTAATTCGGGTATGCCTATCAGCCATTACCATGAAGTGTTGAAGGGTAGGGGCTACGACTACGGTGAATGGTTGTATTTACCCCATGATGCTAAGGCGAAAAGCTTGCAAACGGGTCGGTCTATCGAGGAGCAGTTCAGATCGTTAGGGTGGCGGCCGAGGATTGTGCCTAGCGTCAGCTTGATGGACGGGATTCAGGCGGCACGTCTGACTTTGGCTGATTGTTGGTTTGATCCTAAGTGTAAAGAGGGAATGGAAGCCTTAACGCAGTACCAAAGAGAGTACAATCTGGATAAAAAGGTGTTTAATGACCGCCCGAAACACGACTGGACAAGCCATTTTGCGGACGGATTTAGATATATGGCTCTAGCGTGGCGTGAACAGCGTCCTGAACCTAAAACTAAGAAAGTTAAGTACTGGCAAGACCAAACCTTGAACGAATTATGGGAATCTAGCACAAGAGCGCTAAAAAAGAGAATATAAGTATTGCTTTATTGAGAAAAACGGTATAATC